ATTAGTTTTGTTTTGCCTTTTCTTGCATTATTTTTACATATTCAATCCATTGAGCAACGACCACTTTTCGCGGGTTAATTGGTGCTATTTCCAATCCCATTTGAATAATTGCTAATTGCTTATAAAGAGATATGTTTTCTTTTTTGCCGTCGTCTTTTAATTCGTTTTGCAAAATTGCAATTTGGTTTTTTATTCCTTGCAACTCACTACTTATTCTATTTAGGTTTTCAATGTCGCCAACTACTGAATTTATTTCTGGCATTTTATAACGCCACGCTTTTAATTCCTGAATTAAAGCAAATCTTAATTCTTGACCTAATTTTGTAGGCTCAAACCCCGCATACATTATAAAAATAATTTCTGCAACTGCTTTATATTTTGCAATTAAGTTGTCAATTTTCGCCCATTTTTGTAGCTTTACCTCAAAGTTTCTGTCTTGTAAAGCGTTGTAATATTGCTCCATTATTTCAATTTCAGGCGTACCAATGTCAATTCTTTTAGCTCGTCCATCGTAATTTTTAAGTAACCAATTATTATCTTGAGTAGCTAAAAATCTGTCAAAATTATAAATAGGTAGTTCATCTATTGATTGAAATATTTTCATAAGTGGTTTTTTATAAAGTTATCTAAATCTGGTTTTATTATTTCGTAATTTAGCTTAAAGGCGTTTTCTTTTGTAAATCCTATTAGTTTATTTTGGTATCCGTCAAAGAATGCTTTTTTGTCGCCTGAACCTGTACCCGTGTTTGTGATTAAAACTTTCGTTAAATCCGAACTCATATCAACTTGAAAATTTCCCATAAAATCGCCTGTATCAAAGAAATTGTAGGAGTCGCCCGCTATTTTTAAAGGATTAATCATTTGGGTAGCTAGACTGTAAACACCAGAAAAAACGCTACTTTTATTTTTTAGCATTAATCCATCACTACCAATACTATTTTCAAATTGATTAACGTTTAAATTTACTATTTTGTTTTCATTTCGAGCAACAGAATTTTCAGTTTCGTTTAGGATATTATCCCGAACAAATTGGACTTTTCGCAAATAATCGTTAATCGTTATCATAAGACAAATTTACATAAAAAAAGCCGTACAAAATGCACGGCTTTGAAAATCATTATTTTTATCATTACGAAACGATAACGCTTGCAATATCGGATTTGTATAAAACACCACCAATATTAATCGCTGTTGAATTTGCTAATGTAGACGAAACCAAATCCACCGTGTAAACTCCAGCGTTTGCGGCTGCAATTGTCAAATCCACTTTTCCATTAGCATAAGTCAAACCACTTGGAGTAACTACTACACCGTCTTTTTTAACTAAAACATTTGCTAAAGTTAATCCTTCAACTAAATGCGTTCGATCCAATAAAGTTGGTTTAAAAGTTAAAGTAGTCGCTGCTACTGAGATTGGATCAATAACAATGTTTACATCATTTGCCCCGTCTAAATCGGACGGGTCAAAGTCTAATTGATTGGAAGTAATATAAACCATTCGCTCCATTTCTAGCAAATCAGAAAATTGCATCAATTGCGTTTGCATAGACGGGTTGTTCCCTTCTTTACCTTTGTAAGTGCCTGTAAAAAGCATCTTTAATCCAAAGCCTTTGACTTCTCCACCCTTTGTGCGAGTAAAGATTTTGTTTCCTGCAACGTCATAAAATGCAACATTGTAGTTATCTTTTCCGTTTAAAGTTCTTAAAGCTTTCCAATTGACCACCCCGTTGTTTAAAACGCCCGTAAATTCAGTTGGCATTTCTCCCGTTACCTGCTTAAACCCTGAACCTTCGACCGTGTTTACGTTTGGATCTGGTGTATTTTGTGTGAAACTTTCGTAACCTTTTACAATTACTAAATTTCCAAGTTGCTGTTGCTCCTTGACATAATCTAAGTCCTGAGCATCAGAATATCGGAAACTTTTAGCGGAAAATTCCACTGTTTCAATTCTATCCCAATCGAACGGACAACCCGCCAACCCCGTTCCTTTTACGTCTCCCGCATCACACGCGACAACATCTAATTGTGCTAATAAATCTGCTAATGCCATTTTATTTTATGTATTTGTTTATTTTTAAAAATTCAATTTCTTTTTTATTGTTTAGCGAAATAGTTTCGCTTAGGTTATAAACCCGATCTTTTGTGAATTGCTTTAATACTTTAAAACTTTCCTCTTTGCTTACTGTTTTTTTTGCCATTTGTTAGAATTTAATTTTATTAATGCATTTAGGCTCTCCATTTGCTTTTTCCTCAAATCGAATTGTAATATCTAAAACAATAACGTTTGAAAAATCAGTTACTTTGGTCAGGTCTTCCTCTGTATAGTTTGCTTCTTTTCTTTGCGTATAATCTCCTATAATTGCAGTTACACCGCTCTTTTCAAGTGCTGTAATTACATTTTTTAACAAAGGATTTAATACGTTTTCAAATTCAGTATTCCACACGGTTGGATTTCTATTTGTAACTACCTTACTATCCTTTACCAAAAGCAATCGACAATTTCTCGTTAACGAATTATTGTATCTGTTTACGGTTTCGTCTCCTGAAGCTAGCCAGATTAAAGGGTACTTGTTTCCCGCAATGGTTTTTAAAAATAAAATTAAGTCGGATTGATCTCCCCATTCATACCTTATTGGAAAATCTTTGTCGTTGCTATCTTTGTAGACTGGCAACTGCAAAAATATTTCTTTTAGTATATTTTCTGAAACTATCATATTCCTATCTGATTTTGAAATTCAAATATTTTAGGATTTCTATTTAAGTAAATTGGATTATCATAAATAAATTTTAACAAAGAATCGTTTTCAAATTCATCATCTAAAAAACCTAAAAGCCCTCTATTTAACGAATAAAAATAATCATTTGCGCCTTGATACTCCCTTACAAATTCATTCCAAATCCTTACAATTCTTTGCGTAGGATTTACTCCCATCGCTCCCTTTGTCAATGCTTTAACGTCTCCAACTCCTGCCATATAGCTAACTTCATCTACTAAAAAAAAGTAGTAAACATAGTCCGCTAACAATGATTGTTTTGCCGTGCCTAAACTGTAAACAAGTCCCTTCCAATTGCCTTTGCCGTTTACTAAATCTATCCATTTTTGTGGAATCCCTGTTGTAACAACAGGAAAAATTCCATCTATTAAATAGCTTTCAAGTTCGGTTATTTCGGCTTTAGTTAAGAACATACGCAACAACAAACGACAATTTTCGTCAATCAATAACTCTAAATTAGCAAAATTTTTGCTATCTGCTTCATCCAAATTTGGAATTGCACGGCTGTTTGATTGAAAATAACTGTCGTTTATTATGTACATATCTTTTTATTCAGTTTCGGTTGTTTCTACTTCTGCCGTTACATTCTTTTTGGCTTCCGCTTTCATTTTCGCTTTTTCCTTTGCTTCCGCTTTAAAAAAAGCATCTTGTTCAGTAGAAAACTTTGCCACTTTCTCATCGCTTACCAAAGAAAATGCCGTAGAACGAACAAAACAATGTTTATCGCCTTTTTTGAAAATCTCACAATCTTCTGTAAAAACTACTTCCACGTGATTTGCTTTCATCTTCTTAAGTTGCTAATGTTGCTAATGCAGTTGTGATGTTAGTTACTTTCAAGAATCCTGAACGGTCGCCGTTTTTAACCAATAAAAGCATTCTTTTTCTAGCTTTTAAAGTCATTTCATCTTCTACAAATTGGTTTCCTGTCATTCCTTCTGAAATCGTAACCCCGCCCATTTCATATATTCTTGCATAACGTCTGTCTCCAACTATTAAAACGTTGTCAGGCATGTTGTTGTCTTCGATAATAACCAATGCACCAACATTTTCTACATCTTTAAAAGTATAGTTATTATTCAAATCTTTGTCTAATTGCAAACGGTCTAAAGTGTTTGCATTCATCAAAACCATATCTGGAGAATATTTAGAACCTCTATTGAAAACAATTGCAGTTCTTACTTTCTTTATCAAATCGTAAATGTTTGCTCCGGGAATTCCGCTTGCTGCTGGCACGAATGCTGGCACAGTTGCAACCAATCCTAAAAGCGTTACGCCTGTTCCTGGTCCGTTAATTAATTGGTTATCAATTACCGTGTTTACGTTTGTTTCTAAAAATAATCTCAACTCGCCTGCTGCTTGTACTTCATCTTCAAAGAACTCTTCTGTTACGGGTAAAGTATCGCCAATTTTTTGAAGAGTTGCGGTGTAGTCTTTGTATTTTGCAGTACTTTCTGGAAATGATGCGCCTTCTGCAATACTTGCGGCAGCTCTTACTGTTGTTGCTTCGTCCCAATCGCGGTATTTAATTACACCATTGTGGTTTCCAATTCCTACTTGAACTTTTGGCAAAACGTCATAAAGGCTTCTTCTTTTTACTCCTAATTGAGTAATTTCGTTTAATGCCAAATAATTTAGATTTGGGTCAATTGAAGCTCTGTTTGAAAGCGCTTTTAATTCAACTGATCCTTGACCGCCTTTACCAATTTTGATTAATGCATCTTTGTTATCAATTAATTCTTTTGACAAAGTTTCAAACGGTGTCAACTTTATTGCAGATGCCTTTTCTTGCAATTGCTTAATTGTTTCTTGAGAATCTTTTAATGATTCTTTAATTGGCTCTAGTGCTAAATCAATAGCTACTTTTTGCAATTCTTGCTCGTGTGCTTTCATTGCGCTTTGGTATAATGCAAATTCTGCACTTTCCATTTTATCAACCTCTTCTGCTGATTTATAAGTAAATTTCATTTTTTTACGTGTGTTTGATTAATATCTTCTTTTTGTTTTTTGAGTGATTATAATAATCGGCTCTATTGTTTTTTCAAGTGCTTTTGCGGCTTGAATCA